TCGGCAGCAAACCCATAGAGGTGCTTGCTGTGCGAGCTGCCGTGTACCTTGGCGTTGTGCGTGATGCAGCGATACCCAGACGTGACCTTCAACTTAACGCCCAGCACATCCCGGATGCTCTGGAGCTTGTCTACGAGCTCCAGATCGATCATCTGGGCGTCGCACTTCTTGCACTGGCATTCAAATTCATCCCTGGTAAAATTCTTCGTCAGCGCGGTTTTGTCCCCGCGCTTATAGGTTACAATGCTCATACAAAATCACTCCTCTCTGTTATGGGTCATAAAAAGTCATGGCTTTCCAGCAGCTCGTCGTACACGCGGTTGATGTTGTCGATGGCATGGACGCACTTTCCATTCGGGAAATTCTTGTGCTTTTGGCAGTAGCCCTCATAGTCATGCACGATGTCGAGCATTTCGTCAAAGTGCTCTTTTGTGTGACGAACCCCGTGTATCAGTTCATCATTGAAACGCAAAATTTGTGTTCTCCACGATCTAGCTTCTCGGTCATCATCGGTAACAACATGCTCGTCCAGCTTCTTTTGCATTTCCTCCAGCCGCTGCTGCATGGCATCAAGACGCTGCGTTACATCGGCGTTTAGGTTTTTGCTTAAAAATCCAATAATAGCCGACCATGGGTTGATCTTGATAGGCGCGATCTCGACAAGGGACAGCAGGATGATGACAGCAGGCGTGACCATGACAGGCCCCCACGTTTCCAAGATGGCTTTCAGGCTCATTCCGTATCACCTCCCCTCTGTTTGGATTCAGGCCGCAGGTCTGCCCCGCAGCCCCTCATACAGCATCCCACCATCAACACACCGAACTCGGCCCGTTCGGTGGTGGTGTTCTCGCCCTTGGCTTCCAGCCTGTCCAGCAGGCTTTCGCACAGATCGGGCCAGCTTTTATGCTGCATAGTCTTCGCCCGTGATGTTCTTGTAGTCCTCGGCGGTGATCTCGCCCTTGTTTACGCGCTCGGCCAGAACTTTCTTCACGCCTGCACGGCGGGATGCGGGCATCTCTGCCCAAGTCTTAGTGCCTGCAATCAGGCGGTTTGCCCAGATAATGTTCATGGTGATACCTCCTTATTCCTTGTTCAGCGCTGCGTCCAGCTCACACAGCGCGGTTTCGATGTCGGCCAAACGCTTCTCGTTGGCTGCGTCCTGCTCACACAGGGCATCTTCCATTTCAGCCACACGGTCGGGCAACTGTTCGTGCTCCTGCTGCTTCTTGGCTGCGGCTTCCTTCTCCTGCCGGGTGGGCAGATCGTGTTTCGTCCAGTTCAGTGCCATTTTTATACCTCCTTACTGGAATGCGCCGGAGACGGCTTCGATGTAGCCGCCCTCGCCACTTGCGCCGCGCTCCACGCTGACGCGGAAATTGAATGCCGCGCCCGCCGTGGCGGTCTTGTTCTCAAAGACGATGTTCACGCCTTTCCGCACCTCAGCGGTGGCATCCTGCCAGACCGGGGAGCTGTCGAGTGCGTTGTTGGTCACTTCGGCTTTGAACTTCGCATCATCGGGAATGCTGCCGGTCACCTGAAGCACGGCAACGGTGATGTCGCCCTCCACGGTCAGAGGTTCGGCCAGCGTCACACTTGCGGCGTGGACGGCCTTGGTGAAGGTTGCGGACGCGCTGGTGGTCTCCTTGCCGTCGCTCACCTCAACCGTCAGGGTGTGGCGGCCATTCAGGACGCGCTGGAACCCTGCGGCATCGGCGGCCTGCTCAAAGGTCAGGGCCGTGCCGCTGGCAACGCCGGTGCGGATCTTGGTGGTCTTGCCGTCCAGCTTTTCGGTGACGGTCAAGGTGTCGCCGTCGGCATCCCTGACGGTGTACTTCCACGCAAAGGCCGTGTTCTTCTCGCCAAGAGCTGCGCCGTCCGTGCTGACGGTAGGTGCAGTGTTGACACTGACCGTGCCGTCGTCAGAGACCACGAGTGTAGAGGGAAGAATGAAAGCGGGGCGAACACCATAGGAGTTGTCGTACCCGTTGTTGCTGCCGGAGCCATCGGTGCTGACGTCCCAGACGTAGTTGCTACCGTTGGCGTACGGAGAGCGCAGCCACCAAATGGCAGCGCTGCTGCCGTTGTAGGCGACACGCTTGCTGTTGCCGCCAGAGCTGTTTCCAAAGTACGCCAGCCGAACACCATCCTTGGGGAAATAGCCGTTGTCGCTGGTCGTCCAGCCAACCTCATAACCAGACAGCAGGAATACTTTCGTGCTCAGGCCATTGGAGCCGGTGGCAAGGCTGCCGCCGGAACCAGTGCCGTTCTGGTACGGGATTTTCACCTGCTTAATAGCCGCCCGGATGTTGCTGTCGATGAGGTTGTAGAATGTTCCGTTCAGGTATGTGTGGATGCTGGAATCCTTGTAGGAGTTACTGTTGCCGAATGTGGACGTGGTGTAGATGTCCTTCATCAGCAGCCAAGTACCGTCACAGCTGGCATCATAGGTACCGGTATTCGGGTTGCCCTGCTGCACAACAATAAAATCTTTGGACGCGCCGTTGACCTTGATTTTGACAATGCTGCCAACGGCTTTTGCTCCCAGTTTTACGTTTGCCATTGTTACCTCCTTAATAAAATCAGGCCCACGGCAAAATGCCTGCGGGCCGCGTGTTCTGCGATACAGAGAGGGACAGGGCTTTGTGCTGCTTCTTGTAGATGCAGCGGCATTGCCTCGCCCGCCGTCTGTCACGCGCGAGTTTGTTCGAGTTGATTTTTCGATGGATAGGGATTTTACAGTCAAGCAATTTTTCGAGCCGGTCAGCGTACTTGCGGCGTAAAGAGTAAGTATCACCATGGGCGGCATGGGCATCCCACGCATCAAAGCTCCGCAGGATTTCCTGCTTGGTCGCTTCGCCTGCGGGGTATGCCGTCTCCCAATATCTGATCTTGTTCTTCATCCGCTTGGAGCTATCCCGGCGCAGCTTTTGGATGACCGCGCCGGTGTCGGTCAGGTAGCTATGGAATCCCAGAAAATCAATGCCGTTCCGCAGCGGGAAAATGGCGGTTTTCTGGTTCAGCTCAAGGCCGTAACTGTCCATGAGCGCCCGAACATCCCGGAGAATGCACTGCAATTTCTTCTTGTCCGAACAGATGATGTAGAAATCATCCATGTATCGGCCATAGTATTTGATGCGGTACTTTTCTTTGATGATGTGGTCGAACTCGTCCAAAAACATGAGGGCGAAAAGCTGGCTCGTCTGGTAGCCCAGCGGCAAGCCGTCCTCCATCACGTCGATGTAGATGCAAAGCAGCTCATAGACACGCGGGTCAACGCCGCGCTTGTCCAGCACGGCTTTGAGCTTGCGTTTTAGCTTCCGGTGGTCGATGCTGGCGAAGAAATGCCGCACGTCGCCTTTCAGCACCCAGCCGTCCGCGCCGTGGCCCTCACGGCGGTAATAGTCCACCATGTGGGTTTTCAGGCGCATCAGGCCGTCGTCTGTGCCTTTTCCGGTCTGGCTGGCGTGGCTGTCCCGGATAAAGCTCTTTGTCAGGGCATCATACAGGATGTTATCGACCAGAGCGTGCAGCACCACCTTGTCCACAAATGCGGGGGCGTGTACCATGCGGCGCTTCGGCTCGTAGACGGCAAAGACCTCAAACTTACTTGGCACATAGCGTATCTGCTGCCGAATGCTCCCGTCTGGCTGCCGCACATTGCAGACAGCCAGCTTACGGGAGAGCTTTTCCGTGCAGGCCAGCGCCTGCGCCTCGTACTCGATTGTTTTGCTTTTACTGCGCTTTCCCTTCCGGGCTTCAAGGTAGGCTTTGTAAAGCACCTCAAAGCTGCGCAGTTCTTCGTATGTCAAAATGACCCTCCGCTGGTTCGCGTTACGGTAGTGGGCTGCATCCGGCAGGGATGGCCCACCTCAGCGGGATGTATTTATCACTTGCCTGCATCGGCAAGCGACAGGATGCGGTTTCCTTTGATGGGCGCACTGCTTTCAGCTTATGCCTACTCGTCACACGGTTCCATCAGAGCGGGGCGAACACCATAGGAGTTGTTGTACCAGTTGTTGTTGTTGGAGCCATCGGTGTTGACGTTCCAGACGTTGTTGTTATTGTTGGTGTTCGGAGAGCGCAGCCACCAAATGGCAGCGTCAGACAAACAAACCGCACCCTTTATGCAAAGCGGTTGCCCG